CAACACTTTTTCTCTGCTCAGGTTTTTTTATGTTTTTGGGTTGTTTATGTTTTTAGTTAGTTTTGTTTTTTTTGTCGATGCGTGTCGTGCGTTGTTGTTGTATGTTTCTGTAGGATGGGGGGTTGTAAATGTCTAATAAAAACCACGGAATAATAAGCGATCTTGAAAACTTGGCTATGCCTATCGAGCTGTTCAAGGCTCTACCTGGTAATCCAAGGAAGGGCAACGTTGAGGCTGTTGTAAAAAGCTATGAAAAGTTTGGCCAACGTAAGCCGATTGTTGCTCGTCGTGAGCCTGATGATTCTCTTGTAGTAATTTCAGGCAATCATCAATTGCTTGCTGCAATTAAACTTGGTTGGACTCATATTGCTGCCACTGTTGTCGATGAGGATGTTTCGGTATCTGAGGCTTTTGCTTTGGCCGATAACCGAACTGCTGACCTTGGCACTTATGATGATAAGGCCTTGGCTGAAATGCTTGAACGTGTTGCTGTTGATGAGTCAATGCTTGACGCTACTGGTTATGACTTGGCTGACCTTGAAAAACTTTTAGGGATCGTGCCTGAGCTGCCTGATGAAAAAGAAATAATTGAACCGCCTACTGACCCTGTTACCAAGCCTGGTGATGTTTATAAATTTGGTGGTCATGTTGTTGTTTGTGGTTCTGCTACTGAGCCTGCAAGTTATAAATTCATGAAAGGCCAGGCTGGTCTTTGTTTAACTGACCCGCCTTATAACGTTGATTACAAAGACGTTCATGGGCGATCAATCAAAAATGATAAAATGGCTGAGGCTAATTTCACGCAGTTTCTTTATGATGCTTTGTCTTTGGTTCATGCCTTTACTGATGGTGCGGTGTATATGTTTTATGCTACTGCTGCTACTCGTTCTGTTTTTGAGGCCTGGTCAAATGCAAAGATGCATTATTCAAGCAATATTATTTGGGTCAAGGATTCTTTTGTCCTGGGCCGTTCTGACTTCCACTGGAGGTTTGAGCCAATAATGTATGGCTGGCCTGAGGGTAAGTCGCATTATTTTATTGGTAAAAGGGATATTTCTAATGTTTGGGATGACGTCGATTCTGAGTCACTTGGTTCTGCTCAACTTGACACTTTTGATTCAGGTTTTTCTTTAACTGTTGATTTAAATGAAAAAGCGAGGGCCGATGAGTTCCTTGAGCATATAAATAAAGCTAAAAACGACGAGTTGAGTCTTGGTTTGTTTTCAAGGCCTGAGTCTGAGTTTGTTGAGGGAACTCGTTACTTTAATGTTGCCGACATGGTTTGGGGTCCGTCTAATGTTTGGAATGTTCCAAAACCTAGAAATAATAAAGACCATCCAACTATGAAACCCCTGGAGCTTTTGGCTCGTGCGATAATGTATTCAAGCAAGCCTGGCCAAGTTGTCCTGGACCCTTTTGCTGGGTCAGGTTCTACCCTGGTTGCTGCTCATGCTCTTGGTCGTAAGTGTTACACCATTGAATTGGACCCTGCGTATGTCGATGTCATTATCAATCGTTTTAAAAACGCCTACCCTGATGTTGATGTTCAACACTTGAAGGGTGGTTTAAATGGGTAAGCGAGGGCCGCTAGCAAAGCCGCCTGAGGACGCTCAAGGCCACCGATCTCGTGAGTTACAAATAATTTCGGGCAGTTCTGAGCTTAAAACTGACCCACCAAAGCCTACCCGTGGCTGGTTAAAGCAAACCAGGGACCGTTGGTATGAGTATTGGGACTCTGATGTTGCTGGTGTTGCTCAAAAGGTTGACCTGCCTGCTGTTGAGCGGTTGTTTGGTATGTATGATCAATATTCCAGGGTTCAAAAGGTTGTCAAGAAGTCACTTGTTGTGCGTGGTTCAACTGGTCAAATTAGAACCAATCCGTTGGCGGAGCATGCTTTAAAACTTGAAACGCAAATATTGAGGCTAGAGAATGAGCTGGGTTTGACTCCGATGGCTCGTCAAAGGTTAGGCATTGCCGTTGGTGAGGCTGCTACTTCTCTAGCATCAATAAATGAATTGCTAAATGCAAGCGAGGACCCTGCAAGTGATCCAAGAATTTTAGAACTCTTGGAGGAGGAATGAAAAAGTATATTATTTCTTTGCGTGGTCATGTTGTTATTCATGCTGACTCTAAAAAAAAGGCTTTTGAAATTGCTGATGAAAAATTAAAAGTTTTGCCTGAAAAATTTAATATTTCTAGTTTTGAGGAGTTATGATTTCTTTACCTGAAACTAGAGGCGGCCGTGTGGTCAAGTTTATTGAGAACTTTTGCGTTCATGGTGAGGGTGACTTTTATGGTCAACCGTTCAGACTTGACCAATGGCAGCGTAAAATAATTTATAATTTGTATGAATTGAATGAAAACGGCGAGCGTCGTCATCGTGAGGCTTTACTTGGAGTTCCAAAAGGCAACGGCAAATCTGCACTTATTTCTGCCTTGGGTCTTTATGAACTCCTGGGTAACGGCACCACTTCCCCACTGGTTACTGTTGCTGCTGCAAGTTTTGAGCAGGCTGACATTGTCTTTGGAAACATGCGGAGCATGTGCGAGCAATCCCCTTATTTAAAAGGAATAACTGAGGTTTATCAAAATTCAATAGGTGTAAAAAATGGACCTGGCCGTGTTTATCGTGTTGCTGCTAAGGCTGGAACAGCTGACGGTGGTCGTAACTCTGCATTTATTGCTGATGAGGTTCATGAATGGTCAACTCCAAACTTGCAAAGGGTTCACTATGTTTTGTCTAATAACACGGCTAAACGTAAAGATTCATTAATTTTAAATATAACTACGGCTGGTTATGACCTGGACACTCTTTGTGGTCGTCTTTATTTGCGTGGTAAACGCAAGCAATCAGGCGAGTCTGAGGATCCTGATTTTTATTTTCACTGGCTTGAACCTGATGAAAAGGATGACTTTGAGGATGAGGAAACCTGGCGAAAAGTAAACCCTGCGATTGAGGGTGGCTGGTGGCCAATCGATAATTTGCGGCGTCGTCGTGCTGCTTTGCCGTTGCCTGAGTTTCAACGTTACCATCTCAACATGTGGACTCGGACCCAGGATGAGTCCTGGTTGCCTGACGGTTTATGGTCTGAGCTTGGTGATTCAACCATTCAACTTGACCCGTCACTTCCTACTTATGTTGGTGTTGACATGGCCTTAAAGCATGACAGTGTCGCTGTTGTTTGGGGTCAAATGAATGAGGATGAATTGATTTATGTTGATTCAAAAATTTGGCGAAATGACGGAGTCATGTTTGATTATGCTGAAATTGAAACCTTTTTAATTAATTTAAATCGTGAGTTCAACATTGTTGAGTGTGCTTATGACCCTGCGTTCTTTGAGCGATCTGCTCAGGCTTTGTATGACCAAAACGTGCCGATGGTTGAGTTTCCGCAAACTCACGGCAGGATGGTTCCTGCCTGCGGTCAAAGCTATGAGCTAATAACTCAAAAAAAATTGAGGCATAAAAATCAAAGCACGTTTAATGACCAGGTTCTCTCTGCTGTTTCTCGTCCAACTGATCGAGGTTTCCGCTTGTCAAAAGGTAAAAGTAAAAGAAAAATTGACGGTGCTATCGCTATGGTCATGTGCCTGGACCGTTTAACTTTTCCAACTAGGCCACCTGAAGAGTCAAATATTGGTATTGTAGAATGGTGAGGGCCATGTTTATTGCTATTGAAGTTGCTGGCTTACTGTTTATTGTGGCTGGTGTTTATGCTTATAGTGAGGCTTTGGCTTACATTGTATTTGGTGCTGGTCTTTTGATGGGGAGCTATTTTTATAACCGATGAGTATTTTTGCTAGAAAAACAGAACAACGAGATGCTGCTTTAGGCAATCTCGCTGACTTGTTAGCTCAAAGGGACGGCATCCCTGGTTGGACGGCTGAAAGCGTCAATGAGGTCACGGCTCTTGGTGTATCAACTGTTTTGGCCTGTGTGTCTATTCTTGCTGATTCAATCGCTGCACTTCCTATAAAGGTTTATCGTGAGTTTGATGATAGAAACCTAACTTTAAAAACGCCAAGGTTTTTAAGAGTTCCAAATTTAAACCAGTCAAGGTTTGAGTTTATTCATCAACTTGTTGCGTCAATGGCTTTGCATGGTAACGCTTACGTTTTAGTTGATCGTGACACCGCCGAGCGTCCAATTGCTTTATCTTGTTTGCATCCTGATAAAGTAAAAATTCAAATGGATGGAAACCAAAAAATTTATAAGTTTAATGACCGACTTTATTCAAAAAATAATATTTTACACTTTACTTGGTTCACTTACCCTGGTTCTTACATTGGTGTTTCCCCTTTAAAAACTCAAAAGAACACCATCGGTGTTGCTTTGGCTATGGAGCGTCACATTGGTCAGTTCTACGGTCAAGGTGCCACTCCATCATCTATTCTTGAAACTGAGCAAGCAATGACAAAAGAACAGGCCGAGGTTCTGCAAGCCACCTGGACTAATTCTCATAATCGTCAAAGAAAGCCAGCGGTTCTCACGGGTGGCCTAAAATGGAAGGCTATTTCTGATTCTGCTGGGGATGAGCTTGTCAAAGCCAGGGATCAAATTGTTAAGGAAATAGCCAGGGTTTATAGGATTCCAAGTTATTTAATTCATGCTGAGGGTTCAACTGGTCTTTATTCAAATGTTGAGAGTTCGGGTATTCAATTTGTTCGTCACACTTTGTTGCCTTGGTTGTCAAGAATTGAAGAGGGTTTTAGTGGTCTGTTGCCTGGTCCGTCTTATGCTAAGTTTGACGTTGCTGAATATCAAAGAGGCGACCGTGCAAATACTATTCGTGCTGCTCAAGTTGCAATTACTTCGGGTATATTTACCCCTAATGAAATAAGGCAGCAACTTGACTACGAGCCTTATGAGGGCGGCGATAACTTTTACCTTGGTCTGCAAGGTGCACCTGTTGGTCCTGATATTCCACCGCTTGGTCAGGATGCTGTTGAGCCTGATTTGACTGAAGGCGAAAAAGATAAAAGCGAGGTTTAGTGCCTTATTCAATAACCACAAAGCATGAGGATTGTGATGGTTTTGGTGTTGTTAAAGACTCCGATAATAAATTAATGGGTTGTCATGACTCAAGAGAAAAAGCTGAAAAGCAAATAACTGCACTTAATATTGCCGAGTCTGAGTCAGGTGGTTATCGCCAAGCTGACCCCGAAAATGATATTTATGAAACTAAAGAGGAAGCCGAAAGTAAAGCACTTGAGATTGGTTGCGTCGGTTCTCACACTCATGAAATTGACGGGGTAACTTATTTTATGCCTTGTGAAAATATGAGCGATTATGAAGATTTGACTGGTATGAAACATACCAGTGAGGATGATTACACTTTAACTGAAAGACAGGAGTCTGAGCCTGCACCAAAAAAAGACCAAATAAAGGGATCTGATAAAAATAAGCCTGGTTCTGCGTCGGGCAAGTCTGGAAGCATTAAGTTTTCTGAGGCTACTGAAAAATCAATTAAAACTATTGTTGATGCTCATAATGACTCGGTAAAAGAAAAAGGAATGAGCACCTGGAGGCGACTTAGAATGCCTACGGCCAAGGCTGTTGTCCGTCGTGGGTTTGGTGCTTACTCTACTTCTCATCGTCCTGGTGTATCGAGGAATGCTTGGGGTCTTGCTCGTCTTAAGGCTTTTGGTTATTTATTAATGAATGACAAACCAAAAAATCCAAAATATTTAGGCGATAATGACTTACTTCCTAAGCAGCACCCAAAATATGCACCAAAAGAAAAGAAAAATAAAGATTTCAGGCATGAGATTTCCGTTCCTCGTTTTATTCGTAATAATGCTAGTCGTGGGCTTGAAAATTTACAATTTGCGGGTCAAGGCTTAACTGAAAAAACCAAACGTGAGGCTCGTCAAATGCGTGATGGTGTTATCTCTCATGATAAAGCACTCCGCATGCAGGCCTGGTTCAAGCGTCATATTTCTGATTTTCAAGGTGACGCTGCTAAAGATTTTTTAAGTGGTAAAAGTGACCGCATGAGTCCTGGTTTGGTGGCCTGGCTTTTGTGGGGTGGATCGTTGGCTGCTGCGACTCGTATGGATGCTATGAAATGGGCCGAGCGTCAAGTTGCAAGGCATGAGGATGACCGTTCTATGTCTAGGCCACAGCCTAGCAATCAAGCCGTTGGTATTATTAAACGCATGAGCGAAAATAAAGAAACCCGTTTTTTTGAACTTCGGGCCGAAGCTGATATCGATAGCGACGATTTAATTTTTACTGGTTATGCATCAGTTTTCGATTCGCCTTATCGTGTTGCTGACTCTCGTGGTGTTTATAATGAAATTGTTAACCCTGGAGCTTTTAGTAAAACTCTCGATGAACAGGATGATGTAAAGTTTTTAATCAATCATGACGGTATTCCACTCGCTCGCACCAAATCAAAAACCTTGGAACTTCGAGAGGATGAGCATGGCTTGTTTGTAAAAGCCAAGCTAGATGAGTCCAATCCCAAGGTTGCTGAGATTGCGTCTGCTCTAAAAAGAGGCGATCTCTCTGAGATGAGTTTTGGTTTTCATGCAATAAAAGACGAGTTCAGCGATAGCGGCGAAACTAGAACGCTCAAGGAACTTCGTTTATTGGATGTATCTGTTGTCACATGGCCTGCAAATCCAGCAACCCTTGCGAGCATTCGTGGGGTTGACTTGGGCGAACTCCAGGAAGTCCTAGCTGAGGTTAGGTCTGACCAGGAGCCAACTGAGGACCAAGTGGCCAAAATAACCGAGGTGATTGGTCAGTTATCTGAGCTTTTGCCGAAGGCTCAAGTATCTAAGTCAAATGTAAGGGCTGCGGTTCGAGACTTAGAAATTTGGGATATGCAGAGCCGTTCCTAAAGCCGTTTTAACACTTTTGCGAACACTCACACTTGTATACGAATAACTAATTTAATCAGGAGTTAAATTGAAAATTAAGGAAATGTTAGAAAAAAGAGAGGGCCTAATCTCTGAAGTCAAAGGTATGACCGAGCTTGCCGAAAAGGAAGAGCGAGACTTCACTGAGGATGAGAACTCTCAATATGAAAGCCTTAAAAGCGAGATCAATGAACTTGGCGACAGAATTGCTGAAGCCGAGGAAATTAGAAAAGCTGAAAAAGAAATAGAGGAAAGCCGACAAAAATTAGGAGTTGATGAGGAGTCACTTGACCCTGTCGTCGAGTCCATTGAAGAGCCTGGTGTTTATTACCGAGGTGCGGAACACTCATTCTTGTCAGATGCTTTTAACGCTCGTCAAGGTGATTTCCAAGCTCAAGACAGGATTAACCGTCATCAAGCTGGTAACGGCGAAAAGAGAGACGTAGGAACTGGTGCATTTGCTGGTTTAGTCGTTCCTCAATATTTGACCGATCTTGTCGCTCAAAAAGCAAGAGCTGGAAGTCCATTTTATAATGCTTTACCTAAGGCACCTTTACCAGATAAAGGTATGAAGGTTGAGCTTTCAAGAATTACAACAGGTTCAGAAAACGCATTTCAAGCAACTCAGAACTCTGCACTTCAAGAAACCAACATGGACGACACTCTCTACACTGTGAATGTCAACACCATCGGTGGTCAGCAGGATGTATCTCGTCAAGCAATTGAAAGAGGCACCGACCTTGAAGGCATAATTTTTAGTGACTTGATTGCTGCTTATTACACTGAACTTGATGAAAAATTAATTAATGGAGATGGCACAGGTGGAGCACCTGAAGGCATCAGAAACGTTACAGGAATAAACACCGTAACTTATACCGATGCATCCCCAACTGTTGGAGAGCTTTATCCAAAATTAATTGATGCTATTCAAAAAATTAATAGCAACAGATTTGCTGCTGCTACAGCTATCATTATGCATCCACGTAGGTGGGGTTTCTTTTCTGCTGGTGTAGACGGAAACTCAAGACCATTGGTCTTACCTGCTGGTAATAATCCAAGCGATGCATTTGGTATCGGTGAGGCTGCTAATTATGGTCAAGTTGTTGGTCAAATTGCTGGATTACCAGTGATCGCTGACGCAAATATTACAACTGCTGATGGTGGTGGAAATAACCAAGACCAAATTTATGTAGTTAAAGCTGACGACCATATTCTCTTTGAAGAGACAGGTAGTCCGTTCAGACTTAGATTCGACGATGTCGGGTCCGGGTCACTTACAGTCAAGTTGGTTGTTTATGGCTATGTTGCTTATGCATCAGGTCGTTACCCAGCTGGTATTTCAAAAATACAAGGTACTGGATTAGTTACACCTAGTTTCTAGGTTGTTTTTTAGCGGGGTCTTTAGGGATCCCGCTAAATTAAAAAGGAGTTTTTAAAATGGCTAAAAAAATAAAGCTATCAAAAGATGAGATTGCTGCTTTAAAGGAAGAGCTTAAGGGTTATAAAATTTATAAAAAAACTAAGCGTGCAGCTGCTGTTAAAAAATTATTAGCAGACGCTGGTGTTCCTGAGTCTGCATCTGCAAAGCCAAAGGCTGAGACAGCTGCAAAGAAAAAGCCAGCGGCTAAATCAAAACCGAAAAAATAAAAAATGGCTATAAACAATGG